ATCAAATTCTATATTATCATCAACTAGAACTTTAAAGTTACTAGGAATTATTTTGCTTTGTATCTTTTTGGACTGTTGTTCAGTACGATATTTTATTCCTTCATATTCAGGAACTACAAATCTTGGGCCGCCCGTGCGTTGCCATTGAGTTCCAAATTCGTGAACATATGGACGATCATACGGGTATGGACGCCAGTTAAAATCAAATTTATCGCAGTCTATATCATCTGGAATTTCCCAAAATCCTTGTTCCCACAATTTACGTCTACGTTCTAACTCATTATTATCCATGTTAATATTTACTTTATAATACATGTAACCAAAAATAAATATATATATGACAAGTCAATCACTCACCATCAATACCAATGATTTGATATATTGGTTTAATGCTATTAGAAATCTACCAGACGACGAACGTACTCGCGCTCTAGACGCTACTTGGTCCGGACAACTTCAGAGTAAAGCCTGGTTAGTAAACACATTAAAACAATATATGAATCAACCAAGTAATGTATATATATTTGGAGGATGGATTGGAATATTGGCCAGTATGATGTTTCAACATTTGCCAGTTAAAAAGATTCGTAGCATTGATCTGGATCCATGGTGTGAGTCAATAGCAGATATGATCAATAAACCATATGAAATGGATGAGTGGAGATTCAAGGCTATTACCAATGATATGAAATCATATGATTATGATTGGGGTATTACCAGTGATGTAGTAATCAATACTAGTAGTGAACATGTAGATCAATTTACTTATGATCACTGGTTTAACATGATCTGTCCAGGAAGTTTAATAGTGGTTCAAGGCAATAACTTTTTTGATTGTTCAGAACATATTAGATGTAGTCAAAGTTTAAATGACTTTGAGAATATGAACAATGTATATAATCCATTATTTTCAGGACAATTTCATACTGATCAATATACCAGATACATGAGTATCTGGCGTAAGTAAAAGTTTTAAAGTTTGATAGTAATATGTTTAACTGAATTCCATTGATAATTACGTATACGATTTTTAGTATGATATAATACTGAACCAATACCACTACTTTCATCACCCGGATTCGGCAATGACCATATATATTTCCACATTGGTTCTACAATGTCTTTATTCGTTTTACTGTTCATAGCACAACCTCCCATGTAAACTAATGAATCTGCATCAGTTAACTGTTTGGCTTTTATCATAACTGATTCAATTTGAATTTCAAATACTTGTTGAACAGATGCAGCAATGTCACATTTATCTTGCAAATTTTTAATCTCGTGAGGCCAATCAGATATACCACGATGAAGATTCTTCTGAGAATGAATCAGACCATTCATATATGTTAATACGAGATTATAATATCTGGTAGAATCTCCCAATTCTGCCATGTTTTGTAATAAGTATTCGTCTTTGATTGGTGTATGTCCCACTAACTTAGTAAATGCACTATAAAATAATCCTAAACTATGTGGATAATTGCGACTCCATACTTTATGTAATTCACCGTGTTTAGCTTGCCAAATTGTAGCACATTCAAATTCTCCTATTGCATCAAGAACCACAATTGCACAGTTACTAAATGGACTTGTATAATATCCAGCCGCCGCATGACTAGAATGATGTGAAGTATACGTAATAGGCGCTGATGTATATAGATTCATATAATTTTTTGGTAATACACTAAAATCAAATGCCCTATTATATTGACCAGCATATATTTGCCGAGCCTTTTTTATCCAAGGATTTTCATACCAAAAAATTCGGTCAGGAGTTCCGTGTTCAAGTGCTAAATCAATGTTTAAACTTGATATTTGATCATGTTGACCAACATAATTGTCAATAAATTTATCATCTTTAAATACGGCAATACCATGTCCGTGGTTTAATGCGTTTACTCCCCAATGTATCATTTGTATATAAATGGATCTTTTTCACGTAATTCTTTTAGACGTTTTTTAAATCTATATTCTCTGATCAGACGTTTGAAAAATTTGACTATAAACATAATATTACTCCATGTGATATATTTATTAATATAAATACATTCTGGAGAATCAGAATCTATCAATAGTATGAATGAACGGTAATACACAAAAGTCATTATAATTCATAGTATAGTTTTATAATCAGAATTTCTGAATCGATCAGTTTCTTGAAGTTTATAAATTATCTGTTCAAATTTTATGGAATTATCTTTACTCATCATATAATTGATCAACCCACGACAACGATCTATATAATCATAATCATGATTGTTTTCAGTTAGCCATAGTATATAACTTTCCCATCGTTCTACAATCTGATTTTTTTTATCCAATGGTAAAACCGTGGGATCCATATTTTCTGGTTGATGAGCAATACTATACATAATATCTTTGGCGGAACATATATGTGTTGACAATAGATTCTGTCCCAAGTCAGGAAGAGACAACATACTCATTACACTAGCCACACTATTTATTTTTATTTTGACATGTGGCGTCTGTTGCTTTACTGTCAAAATATTATTAATAACTGAATCATAATCAGATCCATATCTGATATAATCATTGACATGTTTATAACCATCCAAACTAACAATTACAGTAATATTAGTAAATTTGTTCCATAGATCAGTCAACTGCTTATCTCTATATTGAATGTTTGTCAAATTAGTATTATAGGTTAAACTTGGATCTAATTCATGTTCTATTAAGATATTCAGTAGATTATAGTTTTCTTCAGTTATCAGTGGTTCACCACCAGCCAAATATATTTCTTTAACCTGAACTAGATCATTAAAAATTTCGTCTATAATCTCATGATCTAATCTATGTAGAGTTTTATTTTTTCTATTATGTATTTTATTGAATTCAACCGCAATGCTACTGCTAAAAGTAGGACTGCATGTTAAACATTTTAAATTACATAAATTTCCAAATCTTATATCCAAGTACAATGGTTCAAAATGTTCAACTGTTCCATCTTGTAGTATTTCAATTGGTTTATCAGAAGACTCAGCAATATTATTTATTTTTTGTTTATAAGGAGTCATATTCATTTTCATCTGAGACTCACATTTGTAACAGCCTGCAGGAATTTTATGTTGTATAAATTCCGATCTAATTTGAATCATTCTTGGATGATTCATTGATTCTAAAATTGAATGAGTATTATTTAATACTGAAAATTCATGATTCTTATCCTCATACAAACAACATGGCAATAATCTACTATCTGGATTAACATATAAATGAGTCCAAGGAGCGTAACAAAATAGATCAGATGATTTGTTATTCATTATTCATTAGTAATTGATTAAGTTCTGGAAATGTTTCTGAAAAGTTAGTTTTTCTAATTGTATCTAAATGTGTCACATACTCAGTAATGGCTTCAATATTAGTATTAGAAGATTCTAAAATCCAACTAAGATTGCTTTTCAGTGACGTAAAATAATATTCAGGAAATTTGTCATTGACTTCAAGTAAAAATTCCTGTATTTTCTGTTCAATTTTATTCTTAACATTTTTTGGAAGAATCTGTGGATTTAAATATGTTGGATTGTATACTCTTCCCAAAACAATAGGATATCTAGTAGTATTTTTATAGTCTAATTTCATCCACCAGCGATATAATTCTACTAAATCTAAAACATTAAGAGCATGTATACTGGTTAAGATCATTGTTTTTGCACCACTAGCAATGCTAAGATTAACATTATGTTCTATCTCAGACCATTGAGCAGGATATCTGACATAGTAATTTTTATCATCATATCCATCTATAGAGAACATCAATTCTATTTCTTTAAATTTTGGAATCAATGACCAAAACGAAGTGGGTATTTGAGTTCCATTAGTATGAAATCTAATTTTAATATGTTCACTATGTCCAGTATCTACCATGTACTGTATTAAATTATTAATGCTTTTTGATAAGAACGGTTCGCCCCCGCCAAATATTATTTCTTGTAGTTCTGGAACTAATATTTCAAATTCTTTCCAAAATTCTGGTTTTTCAACCCACGTAAACTGACCAATGTCAATCATTGAGTTACTAGTCCATATGGATTTCAGTGATGGATTTTGACTGATTTCACTTAATAGTTTACTATCAGCCAACCATTTAGAACTTTCATTTGGACGACACATTATACATTTTAGATTACATGTATTTCCGGCTCTAATATCTAGTGTAAATGGATCAATACTACTATGTCCGAATTCATCTACTGATTCTAAAGCTAAATCAAGTTTTTCTGAGTATTTAGATGAATAAAACTTATTTGATTTAAGTCTATGACTTTCTATACCATACTCTTCATCGAAATAGCATTGTTTACAATTTTTAACTGGCTGATCTGCCATCATTGCCAATCGTATACTTTTCATGTCATTGCTGTTCCATGCCTGCTTTATAGTCATTGAATTTAAATTATCAGATGTTCCGGCGGCAATACAACATGGAGTGACATTGCCATTGGTCAACGTTGCCATGTGAATAAATGGGTATACACAAAAAGTTTTAGATTCTTTTAAATTAAATTTCATATGACCTTGTTTAGTTTGGGAAAAACTATATCAAAATTAGTATTACGCTTTTTATCCATACTAATAATAAAATTACGAAGTAATACATTTTGTCTTTGATCTTTATGTTGCCACATAAAATCTAAACATCCTTTGAGAGAATTAATTAATAATTTGTGACAGTCATCTTGATTGCATTGGCCAATAAAGTCCCAAATTATTTGATTTATATATTCTTTAGTATGTTGTTCAACAAATCTTACATCCATCCAAGTTGGTCTATGAACATATTTAAAAGTTAAAGGATTATAATCCAAGTTTAAATTTAAACTGAATATCCACTTAATTATATCAGGAAAACAACTTAAGCTTAATGAATGAACCGATAGAGCGAAATATATTTTAACATTTGAATATGACATTGATTTTTTTACATTATCAACTACGGATTCCCATCTAATTGGCCATCTAAGATATTCGGCTTGTTCTTCAGTAGCATCAATGCTGAATGTTATAATGACCTGATTAAATTTTTCTAATATTTCAAAAAACCAATCAGGAATTGACATTCCACTAGTAAATATTTTTAATGTTATCTTACTGGCATGATCATGATTACTTAAATCTTTTATTAATTTTAATGTGTTTTCACTTTGTAATGGTTCACCACCATTCAAACTAATCTCAGTCAATTGAGTTAAATTTTGCCAAAAATTATCCCAATATACAGAATTTTTAATTTCAGATTTTTCTGTGAATGCATTTTTAGCTCTGGTTCTATAAAATGCTTTGATTACTCTATGATCAGTAATTTGAGTTAAAGAATCAGATTCATTTCTATAGAAATCACTATATGATGGCGAGCAATGAATACACATTGCCTGACAATTTGTATCTAATGCCAATTCTATTGATGTATTTAAATTGTTCATAGTTTTGAAATCAATTGATATAATTCCGGATTAACAGTGTTTAAACTCTGTTCTCTATGCTGATCCAGAAGCAGTGTAAACTCTTTAAATTTTATAAGTTCTGTCTCATTATACATGTCTTTATTACATTTGTCAACTATTACATTAATTCTACCCACAAAATGAGGATTTAATGATGATCTAGATGTTTTCAAAAACTCGTTAAGTTTAATCAATGCTCGTTGTTTCATATCATATGGGAGAATTTCAAACGTCAAGTGAGTGGGAAATGTTAATACTATAGGTAAAATGTTTACTCTATTAAATCCATATTCTTCATTTATTGAATCAATCCATTTAAAGAATTCAGTGATCTGACTGAGATTAACCGACTGAACAACTGGAGTGCAATGTATAGTTATTCTATGTGGATCCATTTTTGCCAATTTACGAATGTTGGTTTCAAATACCGACCACTTGGCTGGATATCTAAGATACTCATGAACATTACCATATCCCTCACAACTTGCCAAAAATGTCACACTCTTAAACTGATTTATTAAATCCAAAAACTTAGGTTGAATGTTTGTCATGTTAGTACTAAAAATTAATGACACAGACTGTGATCGTCCAGTTTCAACCAATCTATTCAATATTGCATAGTTTTGTTCAATAATAGTTGGTTCACCACCAGTAAAATATAGTTGTTCTACGTTGTCTTCTTGAGATACAAAATTTTCCCAAAATTCAGATGTTTGATACCAATCATTGATATTGTCAACTTTTTTATCATTGAACAAAAAATATTTTCTTATTTCCGGATTATTAATCTGTATTTCTCTTGACTCTTTTAACAATTGTACACTATTAACAGGACCACAACTTCTACATTTTAGATTACACATATTGCCAAATCTCAAATCAAAATATTTAATATCTGGTTCAATTTGATAATCTTGTAATTCACTGTCTAGTATCTTTTGAGTTAGTTCTGGGTCTTTTTCAAACCATCCTTTAGTATATGTCTGTCGCTGACTAATACCGCCAGAAGATTCTTCATCGTAACATGTCTGACATGTAGTTGGGCGAACGTCTGTCATCATATCTTTTCTCAGTGATTTCATATAATCGCTGTTGAAAAATGTTTCAATTTTATCATACCCTAAATTATATGGCTTGCCAGTTGCATCCACATTTCTATTTCTTGTCAGACAGCATGGTTTAATTTCCCCACCAGGATCTGCAGCCACATGAATGAATGGCAAAACACAGAAACTAGAATTTTTTATTTTATTAGACATTGATATCTTCTTGATTATAATAATTTAAATAATATTCGGCAACTTCCGGTATATTGACACGAAAATCTTGATTTCTTTCTTTATCAGTAACTTTGGTAAAATACAAAAATTCTTGAAATGTATTAACATCTGAACTAAGATTAATAGTCTCAATAATATTGGTCAATCGGCCCTTGAGCCAATGACTATTTTTAAAGTTATTAACCAAATCACTGTTCATCAATTCATTCAACCGTTTGAGAGCCTCAATTTTCATTTCATCTGGCATATTATTAACTGCTAAAAATTTTGGATTACTAAGCATACAGAGTACTGGAGTAATATTTAATTCAGATATAGTCCATTCTAGAATTTCTTTTAAATATAACACATTTAGATTTTGAACAGTAGTATTAGTGGTCAAGTAAAAATTTTCATTTAAATATGGACGTAATTTAATTAAATTTTCCTCAATAGTAGTCCAAGATAATCCACTTCTAATATATTCATGAACTTGTTTATATCCATCTAAACTAATATCAATGTTAACGGTTTTAAATGTACTTAAATCTTCTAACAATTGTACAGTGATTTTAGTAAAATTAGTATTGACATACAGATCAATATGTTTACTATGGCCAGATTTTGCTGCTTCGGATATCAAGTGATTAGTTGATTCATTTAAAAATGGTTCTCCTCCACTGAATCTTAATACTTCAATGTTTTCAAAATTTTTAATAGTTTCTAAAAAATACTTGTCATGTATTACAGTACTACTGCCTGAGCCAAAACTTAATTTATGCCATCCTGGTTCAGTTTTTTGTATTTTGTTATACTCTTTTTCAATAAGTATACTACATGATGGGTAACACATACGACATTTTAGATTACATATGCTACCGGTTCTAACTTCAACACTGACTGGTCCAGTCATGGTTGTTTCACTGAGATATTCATCATACATTTTCTGAAATTCTGGTCTTTTTGGACCATTATACCAATATGACAATAGATCCAATCTCAGACTACTACCACCCTTGTCTTCCGCTTTATAACAGACTTGACACTGTGGTAATTTTACATCATTGATCATTTTTTTACGAACATTGTTAAGTTCATTACAGTTCCATACTTCAGTCATATTTGCACTGTCACTACTGAACAATTTTCCATCATTGTCTTTTATTCCGTCATTGATCAGACAACAATATTTAATTTTACTGTCGGTGCTATTAGTCAGATATATAAATGGATTGGGACAAAATGAAGAATTCATTAATACTTACTCACTTCTATATCAACTGAACAAGCACATCTTTCCTTATTGCAAATCACTGGATCAATAGGAAGATCAAAATCATCATCTAATAGATTTGCTATTTTACCACCCACATGACAGTAACCTCTATAAACATCTTCAAATTCTAATATTAATCCTTCCAAGCCAATATTACATGTCAGACCATTAAATTTATTTAAATCTTTAGCGATAAGAGTCTTATAATCAAGTCTTTCAGTTGTTTGATCATCATATGTTACAGTAGCTGGCCCACGCCCAATTTTTCCACCACTTTGAGCTAGTTTATGTTTTGGTATATCATGAGATCCATAAAAATTAGGAGGATTTGCTAAAAATTGTCTTTGCTCTTCAGTATAAGAATATAGTAGACCTTCATTAGTAGTTCCAAAATTTTGTTGAATTGGAAGATGAATTACACCTACATTTCTCTTGAGTTTTTTAAATTCATTTGCATATCCTATTAGTTCGTCCCAATGATCTGGATCCATCATGATATCAACATTGATCCAACAGTGTTGGCTTAGATACTCAACTTTTTCATAGAACTTGTCAAATTTAGTAAATTCTGGATGATAACTGAATACCATATGAGTAAGATATGGTTCTATTTCTTTCCACCATTCTAAACCACGACCACTATTACTAGTCATAGTTACTTCACATCCATTCTCTCTGAGATATTTAACTATCTCTATGAATTCTGGATGTAATGTTGGTTCACCACCACTAAAGGCAATAATTATTTTAGTATCTGAACTCAATTTACTTTTTAAATTAGTATATAACTTTTTTACATGTTCAAATGTAATATGTCGTCTATTACCACCATTGAGTCCTGGTGGACAATAACTACATCTATAATTACAAAAATCATGCAGAGTCCAACATATAAAAAATGTTTTTCTGTTTACTGAATCCAATTGTCTTTCTATCTTGATTACTTTCATTTATATTAATCCGTGTTTTTACAAAATGATTTAAAAGTTTCGAATAATTCTGATTTCTGTGAAGATTCAAAATCAACTTTGTTCCAATGATAATCATATATTGATTCAATTATAGTAACATCATTATCATCAATCACTGATATTTTAAAAATATCCAAATATTTACTAAGATATTGTTCAATTTCCAGAGGAGACATGTTCGTATATGGAGTTAAATCAACCGTTGCTACATGTAACCACCCATGAGCCAAATATTTATCGTCGATTGAAAGTCCATTCAATTCTAGCCATTTAGCATATTTGTCAATATTATTTTGATGATGAAGTCTATTATCAGTTCCGGCACCAAAATCTATAGTTATTTCCCCACTAACATATCGTAAACCACTGATACCAGAATCGTGAATATCTTGATCTCCATCTACATATGCTTCCCAATGAATCTTTCCAATTTGACAATAACCTAGAAACACTCTACCAGCGCCACGTTGAAGAGTAAAATGATCATGATCTTCAGGCTCTAACAATTCTCTTGGGCCATTTATAAATGCTATAATAGCTGATGGATTAATTCCATCTGGGTATACATTCTTTGCTCGAATCTGCTTGATTAAAATTTCCATTTCATGACAATGATTGTTTAATTGTCTGATAGCATATCTAGTTTCATTATCGGCATTTATAAACCAATCACTGATATTCCAAACTTGACCCTGAAGTATTTCAAAATGATGATGTAATTTATTAAACAAATCATGATTCACTTGAAAATCCGATGTCATAACATTTGACTCATTGAATACTTCTGTTATAATATATTTTTCTGTCCATAGACATTTTGGACTGTCATTATAATTATTAATCACATTAATAAATTTCATAAGATTGTTCGTCAAATATTTTAAATCACGAGATCCATCTGGCCAACCTACCCAACAATAATTTTTCTCTAGTTTAAGATTCTCTGTCAGACAGTGTGTTAGTTTTTCGATCCATTTTTTACCAATTGGGACATCTTTTGGTATAATATATACATCATGAGTTTCTGACTCATTTAATGGATTTCTTAATGTTAACTTAACTTTCATGTTAGTCCTTGACATAGTTTATAAAATTCTTCATACTCTGGAAATGTTTTTAAAAAATTAGTATCTCGACGACGATCATGTTCGTCTACGAAAATAACAAAATCTTTTCTATATATATTCAATTGATCATCTATCAATGCATCTTTATGTAACATAAATGCTTGCAATCTTTTAACTTTATCTATTTCAAGTTGTGTGAATCCGAAAGGTACATTTTTATGTTGTTCCATATATAATTCAGTTTCTTTCAAATATTTTACAAACTCATTAGGAAGTATGTTAATACATTGATGTGGAGGATATCTCAGATATGGATTATCATATGTAACTATTTTGCCCTGAGGATGAAATTCTTTTCGTAACTCATGAAAAAATTTAATTAAATTAGGAAAATCAGGCACTGAAAATATATTGAAAGTTACTGTGAAACCTATTCTACAGTTGTCAACAGTGTTTAAGTACTTGTAAACATTTCTTTTAAATTGTTCCCAATCAAGTCCATCTCTTCCATATTCTGCTTGTTTACCAGTAGCATCAATACTAAGAAATAATTTAAAATTTTGAATAACATTAGCATTTTCTATCTCAATTGCCGCTTCTAAAATCTTATCAATGAGTGAATCAGGTACACATAAATTACTGTTGACAACCATTTCTAAATTTTTATTTTCATGAGTTTTAACATAGTCAAGTAATTTAAAAGTATGCTTACTCATTAGCGGCTCGCCGCCAGTCACTCTGAGAACTTTAACATGAGGATACATTTTAGGTAAGTAATCCCAAAAAGCGTCAATATACGGATTGTCATCTGACTCTTTGATATATGGTAATGCTTGTCCTTTTAGACCAAAATTATTAAATTTTGTACTAGTATTATATCCTCCATACTTCTGAATTTCTTCTAACCACTTAGAACTAACTCCTGGATTACAGTAACTACATTTTAAATTGCAGGTAGTAGAAAAACTAAGTTCAACGTGTCTAGGATAAACATTTTCATCACCTGTCATATTTTTAAAATCTGCTAAATCATACTTGGTCCATTTCTCATCGTTTCTGATAATTCTGTCACTGATGTGACCCAAATCTTCCATGTTCCAGCAGTATTGACATTCTTTAGGTCTTTCTCCATTTAACATCAATTTTCGTTGACTCTTTTTATATTCAGTATTATGAATAGCACCAGAATCTTTTTTTAATTCTTCAAGTGGAATTTTGTGAGTCCATGGATGATAACAACTATGAGTTTCACCATGAGCCAAATGTATAGTAGTCATGTACCATTTTGCAGCACAAAAAGTCGGACTAATTTCATTTGCCTGATCATAGCTTTTTATATCACTACTAGCCTGAATATTTTTTCTTGGAATAATATTAATAATTTTAGATTTATTCACTAGTTTGCCCATAATAATTTGAGTTCATCATATATTCCAATGTAGGGAAAGTTTTAATAAAACTTGTATTTCTGCGCTGATCACACGTATTGATAAAACTACGAAAATCATCATAATGAGTCTGACTTTCTGGTTTAGAAGTAATCATATAGTCACATAATCTTTTTATCTGATCTAACTCTTCAACATAAAACGTATGAAAACTTTCATATTCTTCTGTAATTACAAAATCTTCAACAAAACTTATCCATTCTTTAGCAAAATTTTGTTTATCTTTTAAAGATAATAAATTTAAACTTAAAAACTGAGGCCAACGTAAATAACTGATCATAGTTCTGACTCTAAAATCATGCCGATTAAGAAAATATTTTTCTCTCCATGTTTGAATTAATTCTAAAAAATTAATAAATGTTGGAGCACTCATAAGATTAACCGTAGTCATAATATGAAGTCTAGAATTATTTGGTGTGTTTTTTAAAAAATATTCACAATTGTCTTTGAATTGATTGTATACCATTCCACTACGAGCATATTCTGCCTGACTGTCAGTACTTTCAATACTAGTATATACATCAAAATCTTTAATTTGAGGGGCAATTATCTGTATATATTCTATTAATTTTTTGATTAAATTAACAGGAACATTCATATTAGTATTGATTGCCAGTGTCAGATCCGATCTTGGATTTTCTTTTATGTATTCCAATACAGCCCATGTATGTTTGCTAAGTAATGGTTCACCACCAGTAATTCTAAATGTATGAAGTTTAGGATAAAGAGTTGGCCACCATTCCCAAAATGCATCAATATATGGATTTGGACTGTCTCTATGTATTGGCAATTTTCCTTTTTGTTTAAGCCAAACAACGTCATGAAGTTTATATCCAGTTACTGAAATTGGACCATGATGACTAACTTCTTCTTGCCATCTAGAACTACTTTCTGGACTACAATATAAGCATTTAAAATTACAGGTGTTTTCAAATGCAACTTCCATATATGTAGGATCAATATTTTTTCCAATTCCGCTTTTCTTTATTTCTTCTAAATGAGGCCAGGCCCAAGAATAACTTGATTTATAAATTCTATCACTAATATAATTATTATCTAAATTTTCAATGTTCCAACAGTAATCACATTCTTTGGTCTGTATACCATCTAACATTTCTTGTCTAGCTTTAAGTTTAACTTGAGTATTATGAATACCAGTTGGATTATCTTTAATGTCACTGAGTTGTATTTTATGACGACTTGGATGATGACAACTGTGTGTTTCTCCATTATATAATAATATCGTACTTTGAACCCATTTTGCCGAACAAAAAGTAGGACTTACTTGATTGATAATATCTCTTTTATTTTTAATTTCTATAATGGTTCTATCATATTTAATAGGTTGTTTATCAGTCATTACCATCCTTCTTGTGATCTAATTACTGACATTTCAGTAATCATTGGACCAATATTGTGCCAATTTTTACTGATATATTCTTTGAAAAATAAACTTTGTTGTTCATCAAACTCTACAATGTTAGTTCCCAAATGTGTGTTTAATTGCTTACCAATTTCAACACACTCCGCTGGTCCATCATTTTTATGTATTTCCCATAGCTCATCTAACTTATTAAAATCTCTTACGTCAGTATGATCCCATGAATCTTGTAACATAAGATAATGTGTGCCACATCTGGCCCCATGTATTGCCCAAAAACCATTATCTACATCACGTCCAATGGTATGCCATATGCTTAAATTTCGTAAGTTACTAGGCCATACCCATTTTAAAAATTCTTGTTTACTAGATGGTATTACTCCCTGTCTAGTACACATCTTAACACCTTCTCTGAATCCCGCTCTCCATGCCTGTTTTGCAGTATGATTGATATAAGTAGTACTGTAGCAATCATGCATTGGCCAATAAAGTGGATCAAAACAAAACTCAATATTAGTCTGATCTGTACCATCAGTATTCTCGTGAGTTTTCATGCTATTAACAAATGTTCTTGTCCAACTACTCATACCACCATTACCGTAGTACAATCCATTTACATGATTCTTGGCTCTCCAACGAAATTGAGCGTTTTTGTTTTGTTCTGTAATCTCTAATGTTAAATCAAAAAATTTAGAATCTGGCATATTATCGCCATCTATTAGAATGAATCTCTCGGTATCTGATAATTCGGCTGCAGCCTTATGTGCAGCATCACTACCATAAACGCCATCTACTCGTTTTGCCCATGGTATCATGTTCTTTATTTTTACCCAAAATTGCTCTTTCTGCGGCTCATCATAACTTAGATATATACAATCTAAGTCAGCAACATCTACATATTCTATAATTTTTTCAGTATTCATACTGAATATTTAGTTAGTGAATTTGTAGTCCCATAATTTGTATGATAAACTATTATTCACTATTATGGATATATCATCATAATCACACATTATACAGGTATCAGTTGACTCAGTTATCAATTGATATTTGGAAATACTATTCTCATATAAAGACTTTATTTTACCATCTACTACTTTGATGTCATATCTACTAGCCTCGAAAGTTTTTTGATCTACATCAATGTAATCTTCATCCAAATCTTCCATACTGTAGTATTTTGGTGTTCCATCTTGTTTATTATAATATAATTTATATTTTGATGTCATATGCCAATTCCAAATCTGATGCTAATGATTTAATATGATAATGTACTGGGTATAATTGACTAATAGTGTTTATTCTAAAGTCCGAGTCAATTAATTCCCAAATCATTTCTTTAGTCCAATCATCCATTAACCCATTGTGTATTCTCTGTTTCATATGAACAAATTGAATTGAACTGTTAGGTATTGTACATTGTTCTATACCAATAATATTAGCCGCTATTGCATATACTGTATCAGTATCTCCATAGGTCAACTCACTTGAATATGATAAATTATTATTTATTTCTTGCCAATTTTCAAATATTAGTTTTACAATGTCAAAGAATTGTTTTGACAATAATGATTTTTTAAAATAAGTTATTCCATTATATACATCTGGTAAATTATTTTTATCAAATACTTGACGATAATACCTAGATTTAGATACATGTTGTTTGTAATCTCTACATCCAGTTGCAATATGCAAATCACGATTTTTCATTGAATTCCACCAACTATCCAATGATCTGGTAACTATCATATCTGCTTCTAATTTGAACGTTTCATCATATGGAGATTGTTCATATACTTGCCAATCATCTGCATATGGTCCATATGTTGCACTACTAACTTTATCATTAGATATATCAGTCAATATCGTAACAGGTCTTATATCACCCACCGCCCTTAATGATTTAACCAATACTTGAGCACATGTTTGATAGTCTACAGTGTCGGTATTAATTGCTTGAATGATATATCCCTGTGTCATTTATCATTCTCAATAACAGAAAACAAAGAATCTTTATTTAAAATATGCAAGTCTTGATTATATGTAGTGATTCTGTAGTCAGCAACTTTATTGTTTACTCGTTTATTAAATTTTAATTCCCAACTATGTGAACTTTTCAGTAATACTTGTGTATTGAATTCTACATTTATTAAACTCCACGGAATTTCTACAGTGATTGGAATAGCATGCCCATATACAGTATTTAACGCAATACTTAATGCGAAATCATTACGAAATGGATTTGATCTAAAACGATATAACTTACTGTAATGATCATAATTTTTCTGAATCATTTTCATCATATCAAATACACATTTTGACTCATTACTTTTATCAAAATATATAACCGTTGCCCAGAACATTTCTAATTCTTTTCCAAAATATTCTATCTCAGAATAGATTTGACTACCTAGATATATTCTTCGTTTATGACACAAAAATGATTGATTAATATCAAACAATTTTAGTAGTTTGTTACTATGACATATGTAATCAGTATCAATTAAAATGGTTTGATCAAACGGACTTAAGTTATATGCCTGATATCTTTCAAAATTATTCCATTGTTCTTTTATACCCGTAGATTGTTGAACACGAGATTGAGGAGTTTCTGACTTGATATTAATCACATGATCAAAGATTGAGTCTTTGATATCTTTATCGGTTACTAATGCAACTGGCAAATTTAAATGTTCTTTTATTTTTTGTGCACAATATTTTGCCATTGTGGTATATGATTTTGTTTCAGTATCAATTGCAAATAATAATATTCCTCTGGTCATTATCGTTGTCCATTGATTTTTTCTGAACATTCGAGCCAACTTGACATAGTGGTTTTGTAGGATTCAATACACATGTCTAATAATATTAAACGATTAACACTTACTGGATTTTCATATATGTCCAATAATATGACATTGTCTCCCATTTGTGTTATTGATAAAAAAGATATTAATTCTGGACTTGAGCGAAATGTCCCACCAGAAATAGTCACTAATAGTTGTGACTCATGATTTTCTTTATTTGATATTTTGGCTAGACTGTGTAAGTACTTAGTTTTACTAGTCTGTTTGATAAGTTCTGTATTCATGCAAATACTTATTCTATTTGCATAAGATTAGAAAATTTAAGCTGGTGCTGTTACTGCTACGGTTGGAGTTCCCCAACTATTAGTAATATTAACAGTTGATGGAGGTCTTGCCACAGCAGTAACAGTTAAATTACCCGTCACAGTGTCGGCTGCTGTTCCGCTAGATACGTCTGTAAATATTACGCTGATAGTAACAATGTTTGAACTTACACTGAGATTCATCGATAGATTATCACCAGTATATACTCCAGTATTGGAAAATTGTCGAAAATATGTAGTAGGAGTACCGGTTAAATTATAATATCCATTTCTTACATAAATTGATGGGGCTGTTCCACCACCTCCGATTTTTGTAAATCCAGTGTAACTTGTACCCGCGATTGTCTGAGCAGTGCTAACTGCAGGTAATGCCAATGTGCCAATGTCAGTACATAACTGAGTCCATGCTAAATCTTGTGGGTTACCTGTTCCGGCGGATCTACTACAACTGATTCGTAATGTGCCGCCCGCATTAAAGAAATATCTAGCGGTGTCGGTAGTAGAAAATGTAATAGTAATGGTACTAGTTACCACCGGTATTGAAACCGCAGTTCCCCAGTTGGCAGTTCTGGTTGCACTGGTCGTTATATCTGTTCCAACTGCCGCGGCATTTAATCTACCGTTATTAATGCTGGTCAAATTTGTACTTAACGCTGACAAATAAGCAATTGTATTTCCGGCTACTGGGGCGGTTATAGCAGTTATACTAGTACCTTGATGAGCCGCGGCGCTTGCCATGTTTGTTATCAAGGTGTTCCATGGATTGAATGATACTACGGTTCCAGCAGTGACTGTGCTTACAGCCGTCTGGCCCCAGCCGGAATTTCCAGATCCAATACTCCAAATATTATTAAAATTTGGAGATCCAGTGCTAACAAATCCGTTTAAGTCTGTTGATTGTATTAATCCGGCTGCTGAATAAGTCATTTATCTAATGTTGTTCCTTATTAGGCTGCAGCCGATACTGCTACAACCGGAGTTCCCCAACTATTAGTGATATAAGTAGTTGATGGAGGTCTTGCCACAGCAGTAACAGTTAAATTACCCGTTATATTTGTAGCATTGAGTGTGCCGTCATTGAATGTCACTGTAATTGTCACCACACTTCCGCTTAAACTATATTCTATATCAATATTATCACTAGTATAGTAACTTCCCGCAAATTGTCTGAATAATATTTGTGGGGTAGATGTGAGATCATAAAAACCACTTCGTATGTAAATATCTGGAGTTTCTCCAGTACCGTTAAATTGTGTTAATCCTGTATATGATGCCGCGGCAATCGATTGACTAGTACTTACTGCCGGTAATCCCAAAGTTCCTATATCGGTACACATTTGAGTCCATGTTAGATCCACTGCAGTACCATCTCCGCCAGTTCTACTACAACTAACAATAATAGTACCGCCCAAATTAAAGAAATATCTAGCCTGATCATATGATCCAAAAGTTACAGTTATTACACTACTTACTGTAGGTATAGATGCATTTGTTCCCCAATCGGCGGTTCTTGTACCGCTATTAGTAATATCAGTTCCTACAGCCGCTGCATTTAATGAATTATTATAAACACTTGTTAAACTTGATGATAACGTACTTTCGTATGAAATTTCGGCCATTGAAGTTGGAACGTCTATGGCAGTAATTGATGTTCCTTGATGTAATGCTGAATTATTAATAGCGTTTATTAGATTTGCCCAACTTAGCGCATATACCAATGAATTTTGAGCGACCGTGGATACTGCGGTCTGACCATATCCCAAACTTTCTGAACCAGTAGACCAGAAACTATTTAAATTTGGAGACCCAGTACTAACAAACCCGTTAAAGTCTGTTGCCTGAATTCTTCCTCCCTGTTCGTAAGTCATTTATCTGCTCCGAGTATTTTTATATTAAAGTTTAGCACTTACTGCGGCCAGAACTGTTCCTTCGCTGTTAGTTGTTTTATTTTCTAAACTACGACCTACTGTATTAAATGGTGTGGCTTCATTTTTCTTTGCTGCTCTTGCAAATCCTTGACCGGCACTAACTAATCTATCACCCTTTTTAATTATACCACGAACTTTTACTGGAACTCTTCCTGTCATTGCAATAATTGGATGAGTTGACGATGGACCCGCTGATCCGTTCATGATCATACCAGCCGATTCACTAACAACTCCAAATATAATATCACTTAATTCATCACGAACGGCTGTAATTTCAGCGTCTCCGCCCAATTCCATTACAGTTCCGGCATCGTATTCGGCATCTGCCTCAAAACGTTCGCCTAAGTCAGCATATGTGGCATTTAACTGACTACCAGCTGTTAGTGTCCAATTACCAGTAATGTTGCCACCCGTTATATTTGATCCAGTGGTAATATTATCAGTAGTGAATGTTCCATTTGAAAAATTCATACTACTACCATTTGTTATCGACCAGGCTCCAGCCATAATTCCGACTGTTACATTTGACCCAGTGGTAATATTATCAGTAGTTAATGTTCCATCTGAAAAATTCATACTACTACCATTTGTTAACGACCAGCCACCTGTCAAAGCTCCAGCCGTTATATTTGATCCAGTAGTAATATTATCAGTGATGAATGTTCCATTTGAAAAATTCATAGTACTACCAGTTGTTAACGACCATAATCCGGTGATATTTCCAGGAATAGATGCACCACCAGTAGTTATATCAGTAACCGTTAACTCTCCGGTTATGATCAAATTACCAAAAGATACGTTGGCTGATCCGGTAGTTACTAAAGTTTCCCAATTAGGAGTGGATGTTGAACTGATATTAACGTTAAATGTAACAGAATCAGAATCAAACCATGTTTGACCAGGAATAGGATTAGCCGGTCCTGTTACTGGATAGCTAGCAAAATTTTCTAATAGAGATACTTGATTCTGATCTACTGGTTGGCCATACCCTGCATAGTTTCTACCAGGCAAGGAAAGACTTGTCTGAGTGTTAAGTGTAGTGTCAATGACAGTTATTGTGCCAATTGAATATGTT